GCTTTACGATACAATTCTTCGTATTCAATGCGTTTCGACTCTTTTAAACAAGCATCCATTATGGTTTTACCTTCATATATTTACTGACTGCACGGTTCCCAAACCAGAACGACATAATAGCAGCAAATAATCCTGCTGTAGCATCATCCCATATCAGTGACAAAGCACGACCTAAATCATGCCCAACATTTAACAGGGCCAACAACGCCGTTACCTTCACTCCAACGAATAAAGCAAAAAAACAATAAGTGATAACAGGGCGCACACTTCCACGTAGTGCGTTGATAAAACCTCCCGCATCAATTGAATCATGCTTATACAGCCCCTCTGTTTCTTTTATATCTGCTTCCTTGTCCATTATACTCAGTTTGAGTTCAGCGCGCTTGGACATGAGATCCATTTCAAGCTGCGCTCTTTCCAGCTCATGCTTGTGTTCTTGATTTGCTTTGAAATAATTCAATACCTCTGGCAAAAAAGAAGTTCCAAATCCTAACAAGCTACCTAAGAGCGTAATCATTTTGTAACTCCATTCTTTTTACCGTTCATCGCTGTAAATCCAAAATACGCTGCACATAAGCCACTAACACTTACAATATAGATACTTGCAATATCTGTTATCAGTCCTGCGGCAGCATCAAAACCAAAAATGGAACAAGCCAATATTACAACTGGATATAAGACCATGCCACTTAGAGCAAACCAAGTCATGTGTCGTTGGCTATCACGTTTCTTATCCTCATCAACCATTTGGCGACGATGATCTTCAAGCTTTAATTTATCCCATTCATCTCTATTAATATTACCATTTTTGTCTAAATCAGCTTTTTCGAACTCAGTCACAACTTTAATTCCTATCTTGCTAACCAAATAAATCCTACCATACCACCTACCAAAACAATAAACAAAGCAATACCCGCTGTCCACTCCATGATCGTTTGCTTGATTTCCATGCGCCGAAACTCATGTTCGCGTTTTTGCTTTCTTATATTAGCCTCTATTCTCAAAAACTCCTGCCAGTGACTTGGGCCTAAAATAGCAGGGTGCGAAATCAACTCACGTAACTCGTCGCGCATTTGTTTTGCTTTTTTGCGAGCTAAAAAAACCTCCATGGCTTGCGCTTGTACGCCGCCACCTAAAGCCTTGTACCAAGGCGGTTTTTCGATCATCTTTTCAGCTTGATCCAACTCAGCCATACATCCCGCCCATTGCTGAAGCTGTTGGCCCATATCTTGAAGATCGCGTCCGACGCTGATAGATTTTTTCATAAAATTAAAAGCTGCTGTGGCACCTGCAATCGCAGTCACTGGGTCTATCATGTATCATAAAACCTCACTGGACAGATGTAATCTGGCGGCATCGTGTAGACTTTATCATACCACACATGATAGGGTCTGTCATATCCACAATCATATGCACAGACCTTATATAATCCGAAATTGAAGGCATGGCCCCAAAAAATAGCGACCAAAACGCACACTACTTTTTTAAGTTTCGGATTTCATCATATAATTGTTTTTGATCTGCTCGTACCTCTTGCAGAACTAAATTCATTGTTTCTAATTGAGTTTCTAAAACTTGTATCTTGGTCTGATTAGTAAATATCATCTTTAGAACAGCATAAAGGCCGGCTAGAACAGCAAGGCAAAACGCTACTACTGGACTTATTATAGCATCAGACAATTTCATTAACCTGCATCGTCAGTTTTTTCTAAGTTTGCCTTTAACATATCAAGAAATGCTTGGCGACCTACCTTAAGTTGGGTAAGATTAAATTCTGCTGATGCAATCTTATTGTCTAATGAAGCTATGTGATTAATGCACACTTTAGCCTCGTCGGATAGTTGACTTTCTGTGTATTCGACATTATCAATAACGACCTTTTTTTCTTCAGTCACCTTGATCTCCTTTAGTTTGCCTTAAGCGGCCCAAGGGCGTCCGCTCATGGTTGGTGGGTTTTTAAGATTATCTATGCCTTTCTTCAGATTTTCTTCAGTCGCGTCCTTGTCCAACTTTGCTTGCGCCCAAGCAATGCAATTTACTTCTGTAACACTCTCGTAAGCAATGAAATTACTATCCGATGGGTCAGGTGTATGACTTGTTGTGCCATAGCTGCTTACACTATGTTCACCATCAACTGCAGTGCATCGCCAGTGCAAGGTTTGTATGCCTTTGCTTCCGCTTGTAGTTTCATATTCAGTTTGACTTATTGTCCATGTGTATTCAATTGCCATTATAGCATCTCCTTTTTATCCGCAATACATTACGCAAGATACAAGTTTTACACCTGTCTCTCTGCTTCCGATTGTTACTTTTCCGATGGTTTTACTTCTGATGATGTCGTCCGACTGCACCTTGGCAGTTCCATCCCCATTACTTTCCAATAAATCACCACCATCACAAGCACCCGTCACCAATACTGATCCAATACCAAGAGAAGTCACCATTACTTTATTTTCTGGTGTAAATTTATTGACTACCCCATAAACTCTTTTATCTCCAACTGTATCAGAAACTTTTACTTTTGCGTGATCTGCTCTCGTCTGACCTGCTTTAGGATGAGGTGCTTCTTCTCCTGTTTTTATGTCGGGCTGTGTATTTGGATAGACATCTAGTTCATCTATCGTGCTTACCACAGTGCCAACCTGTACACTTGTAGAAATACCAGAGCTTTCGTGTTTACCTGAAAAACCGTTCAGTGAAACAGTAGAGCCACTTACCTCAATGCTTCCTTCATCAGCATTGCCTTGGCGGAATATAATTAAAAGCCCGTCATTATTCTGACGATTTATAAAAACAGGTGGTGTTGATGTGGTGGACGTATTGTTTGCTGCGTAGAAAAAATTGGCAGCGCTATGTAAATTTCCAAAGTATGCGTTACTATTTCCCGCTGCCGACGATCCAAAAATAATATCATCACCAGAATAATCCGTTTGCAACGCCGATGCCTGATTAGCTGTCTGAATTTGAAAAGCGCCGCTAGCCAAGATGCGCATGACTTCCGTGCCGCCAGTTTGAAACGAAAGATACCCTGAGTTGGCGTTGTTGAAAGACACTCCGCCAGCCGATCCAGAGCCAGAGATGACACCCAAATCTAATGTCTGATTTGTATTATTTGTAAATCGCCCAACGATCCCAGATGAAGAATTAACGACGGTAAATTTTTCTGTTGGATTGCTAATTCCAATTGCCACGTTGCCGCGATCAAGCACGAGATTGTCGGCGTATGACGTACCATTATTTCTCAAGGTAAATGAGTATTTTACAAGACCAGACGAAACAACCTGATTGAGCTTTAGGTCGAACTCACTACCACTTGTTAAAGCATACATCCAGCTTTGAACTACATTCGTACCAACGCCTTGAGCTGCAGGTTGTATCGTTAAAGGAGCATCTTGATTTGTAGCTCCAATACCAACGAAACCGCTGCTGTTGATGCGCATATGTTCTGAGCCGTTGTTTGCAAACTGTAGTGCATCCCCAGACAAATTTATGTAGTTTGTAGTGTCGTGAAAATAAATGGTTCCAGCACTAGAGCCGTTATCAACTAAGATGCCACCGCCGTACACATGCAGCTTTTGGCTAGGCGAAGTGGTCCCTATACCCACGTTGCCACTGGAATTAATCACAAAACGTGTAGCAGTCGCATCAACATCATAAATCTCAAACCCTGCATTTGAAACGCCTGTGGTTCCTTGACCAAACTCAAAGTTATCAGCACTAGACGCTGTACCTTCAAGCCTAATACGTGACAATCCACCAGTATCTTTGAGGTGAAGCTCTACTTGAGGTGAGTCTGTTCCAATCCCAACGTTGCCATTTTCATCAATCCTCATAGCCTCCGAAGAAGTATTACCTGCTGATGTAATGAATGCTAATTCTTCCCTGCCGCCTGTTGTATTCAAGGCTACTGAAACTATACCAGCAGGGGCGGTGCCTGATTGTGATCTAAAAGCAATTCCTGATGCAGTATCTGCCGCACCACGATCTTGGAATATCTCAAACCTGTTCCATGTACTTTCAGTTCCCGCCGCAAACGTTGTATCTTCTGACGGCAGTGTATGAACCATCTCACCCGTTGATTTAATGCGCAAACGTTCTGAGGCCGCTGTGGCTATAGCAAGAAAATCATTTGTGTGATTATATTGCAAAAAGCCACGATAACCTTCATTTCCAGTAGTACCATCAGAAAAGAAAATAGAACCGTTATTATTGTTACTAGAAGCAATAGTTATGCCTGTTGCACCAGATGTGCCTACAACAAGATTTTGCGCTCCCGCTGTTTGGCTGCTTGGTGCAGTGTTTGCAATCCCCACGTTGCCGCTGCTGTCGATGCGCATACGTTCTGTGCCAGTCGTTGCAAATGTCAACGTACCATTAGAAGATTCTTGTGCATCAAGTATAACACCTGCATCGTTTCCTGTTTTTTGAAATGTGCTAATCTTTAAGCCAGAGGAATCTAAACCAAAAACAGATTGTAAACCATTTGTTGTCCCTTCAACTTGCAAAGCTGCACTAGGCGAACTCGTCCCTATCCCAACGCTGCCGTCACTGGTTATGCGCATACGTTCCGAAGTGCCATCGCCATTGACAAATTTTATACCATTTGAACCGTCTAATGTATTAATAAAAAATCTCGCTGTTCCGTTTTCATTAAAACGTTGCGCCACAGCACCACTGGTTGAATTTAAACAAAATACAACTCCTGTGCTACTTACGTGCAATGGAAAATCAGGGGCCGTCCCAATCCCCACGTCGCCGCTGCTATCTATCGTTACAGCATCGTTTCCTCCAGCTTTTCTGAATACGTGAGATGCGCCTGTCACATTACCCATTTGATATATAGCTTGACCGGCATTAGAAGATGCTTCATTTCCTGAGAGTGCTATAAATGCGCCTCTTGCAGAAGACTGACCCCCATTTCCTGCATCAATAATAATTCTTTGATCATCAGACCCATCAGAAGTTACAGATTTTATCATTAGTTGATTAGTCGTAACTCCAAAATCAAACTCGTCTGTTCCATCTGATAGTGTCAGGGTTGTGTTGGGCGTAGCACCAATTCCAACCTTATTATTAAATATGGCTGTCCCTGCGTCACTCATATCAAGTGTCAAGGCAGTCACGTTGCTTCCGCCATCATTGCCTCGAAATACCATGTCTCCATCTTGGACAATAGAGTACAATTGAAAGTCATTATTATCTCTTCTAAGTAGCCCATAATACGTGCCACCATCATGAAGCTGGACTTTTCCATTGTCTTCTGCATCGAGAATAATATCACCAGCTACATCAAGTGTTAGATCGCCACTCGACAAGTCTATCTCTGTGCCATCAATTGTGATGTTATCTACTGATATTCCGCCATCAGCCGTTAAAGTGCCGAAAGATACATTTTGTGATGCGCCTGTTACCGTGAGCGTACCTGATGCATCTGGAAGATAAATAGCTCTATCAGCGGTCGGATCATTTGCATAGAGAAAGGTTTCAAAACTGTCAGAAGTCGAGCCTTCAAAACCTACGAAACCGTTGCTAGTAGGTGAGCCAGAAATAAAAATACTATTAGAATAAAGTCTGTTGAGAGATGGATTAAAGTAAACACCTCCATCTAATACAACAGCTTTATTACCGCTGCTCGTCGATGCAACACCAAGAATAAAGTGATTTGCGTCTGTGTCAGGATCAGGATCGGTGACATAAACTTGGGTTGCTGTATCTGCATTTCCTGTAAGACTACCCGTTACCGAACCTGTAACAGTCACACCGCCGCTGGTAACCTCTAACTTAGTGCTTCCACCTGTTTGAAGTTTTAGACTGCCTGTTCCCGCGTCGTTGATTATACTGTCAGAGGCGTTATGAAATATCTCTAAGTCATTGCTATCGCCCATAAGAAGTTTTGTATTATCACCAAAGTTGAAATCCCTTGCTGCTAGAGCGTTATCTAGCTCGCTGAGAGTGATCTTTTTGGTTACATTGGCACTAACGTCAGCAATGACAAAGACGTCATCATCAGCCGTTTGTGCGCCTGTCTGACTATCTAGTTCCGATATTTTTTTATCAGCCATGACTTACCTCAATTCTGCCCAGTAGCCTATCGTTGCAGAGCCGTTGACCTTGTAGTAATGATTGTTTGGAACAATTGCTGAAACACCGTTCAAAGTCGTCCCAACCGATATATATGTGGAGTTGTCAGCCGATAGCTGTAGAGTGACATCTGCATCCGTGTCAACGTTTACCATAATCGGTTTTCCAGTAGTGTTTTGAAACGCTGTACTGACGGATCGACTGCTTGACATGTCTTGCCATGTTTGACTAGTTCCGACCCCTGTAGTGGAAATCAAGCTATTTACGGCAGTCTTAAAATTAGCTGGAGAAATCAAATAATATTTTGTGTCTGTGCCAGTGGTAAGCTCTGAAGATGTTGCGCCTTTTAACTGACCCTTCTGTGTGATTGTTGAGCTTTCATCGCCAGTGACAATGTGAACATCCTCAAACAACTTAAATGCTGTTGCAGACTGATCCATAAGAGCAATCGTTATATTTGATGAATTGGCTTCATTTCGGATGTACAGCTTGCCTGTATCCGTTTCGTACCAGATTTGATTTGCGTAAGTCGTTGTTGGTGCAGCCGTGCCACTATTCGTTGAGGCTAAAGCTTGCAGTGCGTTGTTTAAATCTGCTCTAAGATCAGCAGCCGCTTGATTTGCTATGTCCATATCATGTTGTGACATCAGGTATTATACTCCACAAATGCAGTAAGTGCGCTCACCTCTGGGCTAAACCCGCTTGTGCTTGATCTAAAGAATACACGAAATCTAAAAGCGCGTCCACTAAACTGACCTGCACGAAATTGTTTGAAGTCTGACCATGTAGGTGAACCGGCAGGGTCATCATCAGTCATGCTTACTTGATAAATTAAATTACAGTCGCCATGATTTGTCCTTAGATGAACACTATCAAAGCCTGTGTTGGTGCTGTCATTTCTATTGAAGCTGCTTGAGTAAACTATGCCTGTAGGCAAATCATCAAACAACTGAGGCAGAGCATCGACAAAACCATTAGTTAAGTCTTTACGTTCTAACGTTGCATCAATCCGCACATTCACAAGTCTTACCGTGCTATCATGCGTTTGAATGTAATTACTAAAATCATAGCGGTTTGTCAGACCTGTATTTCCATCAGTTGTATAGATTTTATTGCTCGCAACGGTCAATCCAACCTTTGTCCCACTAAATGCGGTGTGTTCAGCTTGAGTGAGAGATTGAGAATACGACGTTATATCTGCCGTGGGAACAATTACAGAAGCAAAATCTGCCGACGGCTTTCCACCTTTAGAATAGGCTTTTATCATATAGGTGCCAGCCCGTGCAGGAACATTTACGGAATTGGCAGGTCGTGGTACTTTCTCCACAGCCGTAGTCGCATCACTATATCGCGCTGTTGGTTCATCAGAACTCACAGCCGTAGAGGTGGAATGTCTGATCTCATAGTAACTGAGATTTGGATCAGTTATTGGTTGCCATTCCAAATGCGTAGATGTGCCGTTGACCTCATAGTTAAAGGCTTGTACATCTCCTGCTAGGCGTCTAGATCTTGCTATTTTTATAGTCATCGTGTCACAAATGGTCCTTTAGTTCCATGCGCGTTTATAGCTCTCGCTCTTACAGTATATTCACCTTCTTCAATATCCTTAAATTCAAACAATCCTAGCTGACCTTTATTAACAGCCACAAAGTCTTGTTGATATGCTTGAACTCGCACATATTGATCGTACTTGTCAGGATCGGCTACCATCGTAGCAACTAAGGTATTATCAATATAATTGTCTTGCGCTGTGGTATTTGATAACCCAACAGACCGATTTAAGAGACAGATTACATCGTCAATCGCAACATTTTGTGTGCCAAGATCAGCAACATTTCCTAAGAATTGTTGCGAAGGATCTGTCTGTAATAAACGGGTTTCACTAGAGCTTGCTGTACCAACGATTATTCTTAGCAAAGAAATTACAATTGCCATAAAATTGACGTCTGCTTCACCTTTTGTCGTTCTCAGAAGTTGCACTTCCACCGTGTCAATCTGGGCAGGATGTGGCGAAGAAACTGTCACAAATAGCGTTGTACTTATTTTTTCATTATACTGAACTTCTGCAACCTCATGGGTAATCCCAATATCAGGAACAGAAAATGGCGAAACCAAGGTTGTATTATTGCTTTCGAAGCTTGTTTCGTCTATCACTTCGTTCCATGCAAAAACGCCTTCGCTGATTTCTTGTAAACTCATATTTACTTGCAGCGTCATGTCGGACGCCAAGCCAAAGCTCCATTCGACTACCTCAAAGTTTTTAGCGTTAAAGCCTAACCTGTCATAAGTAATCGTAACTAAATCACCAACAGTAAGGTTTAAGCAACGCATTCCAAAAGAACCAGAAATCTGCAACTGTTCTCTGTTTCTATACAGCGCTAATTTTGCAATCCTTTGAGCCGTTGCACTAGAGGCGACAAACGGCAATTGCATCTCAAGAATGCTTTCTTCATTGTTATCGACGTTGAGAAACACTGAGCTTGAAAAGCTAGGGAAGTTAGCAAGTTGCCAGTTGGTTTCTGCGCCACGATGTAAGCCAATAATTTTGTTAAAACCATCCTTTCTACTGTTACGTGTACTTATAGAAAGACCAGAGCGGAAATCATCTTCTGTCAGTGCCAGAACTGGAGTTGTATATTTAGCAGCTTTACATTGCCATTTGCCTTGGCTGTACCATACCATGCCGCCCATCGTATCAACGATACTACCTATGACCTTCTGTGGATCAACGTCTGTTGTAAAAGAGCCGTTGCAAGTGTAACGCTTTTCTGTGCCACCTGCTGCAAGAGTAACATCCTCATCACAAATGTTTGCAGCCGCAGAAAATAAAGTATCATCAATTTCATCCGCGTCAGCTATACCCGACGAAATCAAATAGTCTCTTAGAACAAGAGCGGAATTATTGCTATAATTTGTTGCAGATGTTCTTGGATCAAACAGTTTTTTACCCTTGATAACTGCCGTGATATTAGGTGCACCGTTTGGATAAGCGTCTGGGTCAAACTCAAAAGTACAATGAAGATACGCTATGCCTGACGCCGTATGACTTTCATTCCAAGTTGTGCTTCCATTTATCGGGCTGAACGCTTGATCATCTGTTCCTAGCTTTTCTAAGATTGTACAAGCACTATTAAATCTTGAGACGGTTTCGCCCACTTGATCGACCGCAGAAGTAACAACACCACTACCATTTTTTGTAATCTCAAACTCATCAATATAGATCTCTTCATACGACTGAATTTCATGATCGGCAAAAGCAATCATTCTGTGTAGTTTATCATTTCCATCAGTTGTTTCTTGATAGAAAATTACACCGCCAACTTTTGTTTCTCCATAAATTTGAGCGGTTGGCAAGGCAGCGCCTAACTGGTTTACTTCATATGATCTTATTTGATTGTCAAATTTGGGCTGTGTCAAAGCTGAATAGGCATATCCCAGCGCAACTTTGCCAGCAAAATTAAGAAAAGCAGTTGCACTAGCGAAGGCACCTTTTAGAGTTGCAAAGCCAGCAGCAATACTTGTACCTCCTGTAATGGTTGCAAGACCAACTGTAAGTATAGCCCCAAAAAGTCTTTGTCTGTCTTCTTTTTTAGCCACTTGTGACACCCCAAAACATCATGTCAGAAGTCACAGGGTCTATGGAAAGTTTGCTATTACCAACGAAACAAACGACGCGCCCAATGCAAACACCAAAGACGATTGGTAACACTCCATCTTTTTTATCATACGGTTCCGCAACAATTGACCCAATCGGTGGCAAAGTTGTGTTTAGCCTTGTCAATCTACTGTCTACGGCACTAACCAAATCTTTATGCTTTGTGGATCTCAACCATCTTCGATAGGTAACAAGCGCTCCTTTTGCTGTATTGTATTCCCCAAGAAATTCATCAGCAAAACCCTCGCCTCTTTGCAAGGCACAAGCCTTATTTGCAAACGTGATGCAATCGTGGTCACCCCATGAAAATGGTCTAAAACGACTTTGCTCAATGTAGTCATTAAAGGTCATTCACCACCCCACTTCAGCACAGTTGTTTGAAGATCATTGAGGTAGTCGAACGCCTTGTCATTAGGGAAAAAGAGCTTTTGATACTCTGATGAATATCTTCTTGTTTTACGTGTTTGCAGGTCAATCAACTTGCTTTCAACTTTAAGGGCTATTGTTGCCGCATCAGGATCTTCAAGGATGTCCATTTGATCCATATAACCAGTGAATAAATTAACTAGTAAACTTGGCTCCCCTAATGTATTATCAAGATCTGATGTGTCTTCTAATAAAATCGCAGTACCATCTTCATTAAGTGTTTTATTTTTGTTAGCATCAAGGATACCAAATTTTATCCTGCACTCCCGCCCCTGATAAGGCTCTTGCAGCGCCAAAGATACAGTTTCTTGAGGTACACCCGATAAAGTGATTGTTGAGCCAGAAGCCCTTAAATCTGCTGTCTCTGTTACTTGTGAGATTTGAAGCATATTACCTGTGCCGCTATAAGTAATGCCTCCTGTCGTTAGATCACCTAATCCTGTCCACAGATACAAAGGGCCAGCTTGAAGAATACTACCAGAAAAATCAATCTTACGCTCATCAAACATTAGTTCAATCGCAAAAAATGGAAATATTTCATCAAGCTCAAGAACACCTGCAACTGTGTCTAAAGAGCGTGTCATGGAACAACCTCAATCGCAGCAAAGGTGATGCCATAAAAAGACGCACTATTTATATTCCAATCCTGTTCCCCACTATTTAAACGAAAACGACCTACAGGACTTGAGGTTGTGACCGCTGCATTGTCACTTGGCGCAACTCTAATAGAAGGCCAAAGGTCTAAAGTTGCTTGTCCATTACTGTTAGTATCAACATTAGTGAGTACTTTATGGAGTGTCGCACTTGATCCACCCCCAAGCTGGATGTAATCACCCGCTTTTAACCAGTTTGTAACATTATTACTGCACCCATCTATACTTAATGAACTACCTGTTTGATTTGCACCGTTAACTAATGGCGTCCCACCCAGATTTCCAGAAGCAGTTGCCCCCAACGGATCACCTAATAAAAAAGAACCGGCCATACCGTTTAAGCTGAGAAGAAAACCAAGCCATATTTCAGCGTCGGATCTAATCAGCGGCGGAAGCTGTATTTCACACTCCCATCTTTGACCGCTATGATTATGGATTTGCTGTCTGTAACTAAATGGCGAACTTGTCAGGGCAGTCTGGTTTACAGCCCTTAATGTCACATTCATTAAACCTGTGTGACTTGGTAATGTTCGTGGATAAGTGATAGCCATCAGAAAGCTCCTGCAAATGATCCACCGCGTCGCTTAGCGTCTAGCACAGCCGCTTTTGATGCTTCCTGTATTTGTGGCATTAAGCCTAAAATCTCTGCTCTGACGGTCTGCTGTACTCCTGTAGTCACATTAATGCTTTGGTTCACAACTACTGTGTCACCGCCTAGTTTATTATTTGGTATCACATTTCCGCTTCTATTAGGTATAATAAGCTCCGGCCCAGCTTCTCCAACCATGTAAGGTCTGCCAGCAGAAACGGGGCCACCCATTCCCCTTGTTTCAATATTACCAAATGACGGAAATGATTGAGATATAGCTCCAGAAATAAAACCTGTGATTTTTTTTACTACAAATATTCTAAAAAGCTCTCCAATAATATCACGAGCCATTAGTCGAAACGCATCTTTTGCAGATTTTGTACCATCTGCCAAGGACATGAAAGCGTCTCCAAATTTTTTTCCGATCATATCAGAAATCGTTTCAGTCTTAGTTTTGATTTTATCTAAAGCATCTTCACCAGTTTTACCGACTTTTTTAAAGTAAGAGAAAAGATCAATTGTCGTCATATTGCTTAATTCTTGTTGTAGATTTTTTATACCAGCAAAAGGTTTTTTTAATTCGTGGTCTAATTTAAATGCAGCTTCTGCTGCATCCTCAATGGCAATAATTGAGTCATTTAAAGCATCGAGTGTGCCACTTGTATCTAAGTTCATGCTTTCTTTTACAGCAAGAATAAATTCTAATACACTTGCTCTAGCATCGTGGAATTGTATGATTGCGTTTTTTGCAAAAAGCCGTAATCTTTTTCCAACTCGATCAAAAACTTCTCTAATAATTGAAGGCAGATTAGTGACGACAATCAAAAATCCATTAAAGCCATTTATAATACCGTTAATTGCAATTTTAGCAGCCTCTTTGAGCACTTCAAATCCACGCACTAACAAATTAAATAAAGGAGTTAATTTCTCTGTCACCGGTGCTAATGCGGATTTCACATCTTTACCAAACCTTTTGAAGTCAAAAGTTGTTTCTCTGGTCTTGCTTGCAACCATCGCAAGCGCACCGCCTGCAGCAACAAGCGCACCAATAATCATACCTTTGGGGCCAAAAACAGAGGCAAGTTGTGGACCTTGCATCGTCATTATTCTAAGCGCATCAGTTCCCATAGATGCTTGCACAGCAATATCTTGAAACTGCAAAGAAGCCATGCCCAGATTGCGGGTAAGATTTCCTGATGTTCTCGTTAATGCTCTATTGGTGTTTGCGTATTGTTTAAAGGCAACGTTAGATTTTGCCACCTGACTATTAACCTTGCCAAGTTGATCTTGCACTGCTTTCATTTGAGGAACTGCATTACCAACAGCATTCATCTCAAACGTGAGCTTTTCAACTGCCATCTTTTTCGCGCTCCTGTTTTATCTTAAAATAAGCGACCCATTCATTATACTCTGAAAGGCTGATCTGATCTATTTCAGATATGGTTTTGCCTAAATGCTCTGCTAGAGAAATCAGATTGTATCTAAACGGATCGCTCCTTAGTTTTTTTCCTGTTCCTCTTCTGAGGCACTATCAAAGATCGCACCAAACATCTTAGGAATGACTTCAAATTGCTCACCCATTAGCTTAAATTTATGACCATGATCGAAAACCTTGTTACCAGAAGCATCAAGTGCTTTCATTATGACAAGATCAATCATACCGTCAGCAGTTTGCTCATTTAAGAAATTTGGATGTTTCTTTTGCAATTTACTTAGATCACGAAAAGTAAGTGGCTCAAAATAAAACGTAAAAACCTTACCATCTTCACGCTCTATATCTACTGATCTCAATTCTTTTTCGGGTCTACTAGCAAAAAAATCATCAGCCAAAGACATTAGACAGTACCGATAGTCAGCGCACCAGTAAGTTGCAATTCAGCCTCTAGTGTAGCCAAACCGTCATGCGTTGCACCCTTTGCTACAGACGTAACTATGAAAGTACCTGACAGCTTTACATCACCGCTTGCTGTGCCTTCTGAGTAAAATTCAGCATCAACACTATCACGCTGTAAAAGGTCAATCTGTGAAGCACTGTCAGGGTCTAAAAATGCGCTTATGCTTGCTGTACCTGTAGCAAGACCCGCCTTATACGTCCTGTTCGTCGATCCCATCGTTGTACTGTCAACTGTGTCTGACGTCATAGTAAGTGACCAGCTTAAAAGCTCGCCTACTGAGGCCGGCGTACCGCCAGTGGTTATCACCTTGCAGTCACCATCTGATCCGAAATAAGTAGCCATAAAAAAACTCCTTTTTTACTTGGCTGTCTCTACATCTGCCATAGATGTAACATATCTTACATTGAATGTCAGCTTTACAATCCCTATGGGTTGCTCCGCATCACCAGAAAAATTCATCTCTGTGCTTATCAATGTTGCTCCTTTTGCAAGGCTGTTGATGGTGAAATCCCCAGCAATTGCTTCTTCGACTTGAACGCATATTGCATCCACATCATCATCAAAAGTATCGGTTGCCTTAACGTAACAATCAACCTCAACACTTAATTCTCTCGTAATATCCGTGACGCCCATATTTTGACGACTTGACGCCTCCGAACCTGTATAAACCGTGATAGCAGGAAGGCTTGCATCAGTTATTGGATAAACTCTTGTGCCAAATACTCGACTGCTGACAAGACTTACGCTTGATGAAAGCGTAGAAATAAATCTGTCTCTGATCGACTTTCTAACGTGCGCCACTATTGTTTCTCCAATTGTACGTCCGTGACACCAGTGCCATCATGGATAAACGCTCTTACTTTGTAATTGATTGAATTTATAATCATTGTATTACCGAATGCGATAGATGACACATCCGTAGTTCTACAGGTCAATCTTGGCTGTTCTTCATGTACTGGCACAATACCACCCGCATCAACTGGCACAGTTTCATTATCGAATATACCCTTTATTGTAGCCCCTTCGAAGGTAACATTGACGCCATGCTCGTTAGTTGACAGCATAATTGTTAAATCAGCATCAAACGGTATAGACATTATTCATCCTCTGGCGTTGATACTTTCTTAACAGCGCGATCTGTTTTTTTTAGTGTTTTTGGCTTTGTCGCTTTCTTAGCAAAACCACGTTTAATTAGCTTCTCAGCAATGCGGTCTGGTATGTCATGCTCTTCGCCTTGATGCATATTGCCGCCCATGCCAATTGTGCATTTTTTTAATATCTTTACTTTCATGGTTTACCTCTTGAGGATAGAGAGGGCATTTCTGCCCCCTCTGTTAAGCTTAATTATGAAGGATCAACTTCATTTGTGATTGCGAAGCTAACCGCATGACGTACGCCGACATCCAATTCAGTGTGCAGTACCATTTTGACTGTACCTGCTGATGATCCAGTAAATGGATCAACAAGTATAGATGGCGCTCCAAACTGTGCAATTATTAATTGTGAGAAGTCACCAAAAATAAGCGCAGATGCATCTGTCCCGCCATCGCCCGGATTTAGGTTTGTTGGCACGTTAGATGTAAACGCCGCAGGATACCCATATAGGTTATTCCAAGGATCGTTAAGTATCATCACGCTGTCAGTTGAAGCAACTCTTGCTGTTGTCGCCATTGCAGCTTTGACTGCTGGATGTGACAAAAAGCCAGCAGCATTTTGATCGCGAATTCCGTTGTCCTCTTCAACTAATTTCGTTAGATCAACTACGTCATCCCATGTCAACGCTGCACGATCTGTACCAGAAGAGATATCTAAATCATTTACACCTGATGTGTTTAAGATACCTGTTGGCTGGCCTGATGACCCACTTCCTTGAATTGCATGAAACTCCATACGATCAGCAGCAGATGCCAATAGATCATTGCGGATAATTTGCTCAATCGCAGGAACGCTTTCAAGCATCAAAAGACGTGACATTGTTTGAGATGCACCCATAGTACGGGGTTGCAGCGTCACGCCGCCATCTGTAGGCGATCCATCCGAAACATCAGCCAATTCTTCAACAAATGCGGCACTTGCGCCTGTTGCTAACTTTGGCATCTTTATCCGATTTGTTAGACCCGTCATATATGTTGCGCCCAATTCACCAAGAACGCTACGCGCACGAAGAGCTTCAATGAACATATCCGCTCTATGTACCGTTGGAACAAAATCATCAAAAACAACTTCGGAACTTGACCCGCCTGTAGCTGCTGTTGCAAGTGGCGCTCGTTGACCCCATGCAAAATCTGGCACATAGACCCCTTCAGCTTCACGCCCGATACGGTGCGCAATCTCATCATTGAGTTCGCGCTCGTAACCAGCATTTCTCCAATTTTGTGTGATTTGAGCTTGAACCATACGACCAAGAGAATATTCACGCTTCTCTTTCACTGGTACGTCAATTGCTGATGGAGAAACATCTAACGGCTTGTCTGTAATAGCGTTAAGAAGTTCACCACGAAACTCATCAACTGATGTTCCCTTAGCGATTGCTTCGTTTGCAAGGTCGCGCTTGTTGTGCTTGGCCCCAAGTGCCAAGATTTCGGCATCATTCTTACGTGCGGCACGAACTGCTTCAGCTTTTACCGCATCAAGATTGATGTCTGTTTTGACTTCATCTGTCATTTTAACATCTCCTTTTGATGTTGAGGGTTTAGGTTCTGCTGGAACTGATCGCCCAACACCAACAAGATTTGACCTATCTGCTGGCACTGAAACTATCGAAACTTCCATAGGTGTGGTTTTGATCCTGTAGTAGTTTTCTGGATCGTCATCACGTTCAATTCGACCATCAATCCGATAGCCTACACTGATGTTTGCTCTGATGCCATCAGTCACATCATTGAACACTTCTGAGGCAAGCGCACTTTTTCCAAACCGCACCTTTGCACGAAGACGCCGTGCATTCTCATCAAGTTCAACTCCTTCGACAACGCCTATCTGCTTAGTCATATCGTGATCTAAAAGCAAAGGCGCTCTCCCACTATTCAAAAATCTTAAATCCATGCTGTCGGGCGAGTGATCCATGACTTCAAGTCCAAAATCTCTCTCAACAGGTTCTTCAGAAGATACGCCCACCATTACACGTCTGTTCTTCTCATCAATAGACTTATCGTCATCCATATAATGACCACGCACAGACATATCTTCGCGGTTAAAGCGTTCTTCTTGCTCTTCTTCTTCATCATGGATTTTAGCATACGTAATCACATAAGTGTCATCTGTTTCTTGGATGTCCACAATGTGACGCTCCTCCATTTCTTCAAATAGATCGTCTGTCATATCTTCACCTCTCTTAGATGACATTGGGTGGCCCTTTGGTAAAAGGTCAGTATCGTGCTTTCCACTACGGAACTTTCCATTGCGGAGAGCATACAAATATGAGTTTACCCTTGCAAATGCCCATTGCTCTGGACTCTTGACGCTTGGTCTTACGCTCTGAGGGTTGGTCTTGTATGCGCCTACACCGCGATTAAACACCGCCGATAAAGTTCTAAGGTTAGTGCGTTTACTAGCTACATTTCCTACTTTTTTATTATGATCGTCGGCTTTTTTCTGTAAACCCTTACGCACCGCTCCAGTTATAGCTCTTAAACCACGCTCTTCTTTTTCTAATCTATCTCTAATAATTTTTGACCATCTAAAACCAGCGTCACCGCCCCACAAAGACCATGCAATACGTCCGTTAGATGGATAACCATCCTCGCCAACTTCAAAACCTTCTGCTTTCTTATCAACTTCATGGCGACTGAAAAAAGAAAACATACGCTTTACCGTATCCTCAGAAAGCTCTTTATCGTTCACAATGTCTCTAGCTCTAGCAATGCCAACAGCAGTGCCACCACGCCCAAACTCTCGCCGCCATTCTAAACCACGCTCCGCTTCGGCTTTCATTCCTGCTGTTGGTTTATATGTCGCCATCTGAGACCTCTGGTTCTGCTGGTGACTTCATGCCAAATGGTTCAAAAGCCATAGATAGTCCGTATCTTTCAGCCATCTCTTTATCAGATCGAATTTGACTAAACAGCTCTTCAACGTCGCGCCCATAGTTCGCCGCGATGTCGTTCATACTTACTATTCCGTTAGAAAGCGCTGTGACATGAGCGTTAATCTCTCTTTGTGGATCAACCCAAGCAAAACCGCGCCCTCTGAAGTGTAGATTGTCAGAAAACTTGTCTAGTTTTGTGATTGGAATAGGGATATCACCAAATGAAAGGGCAGATTTTAGCCAAGTTCTGAAAACAGGTTCGCAAAAATGCTGTATAATGAAAGATTGCAAAGTTTTATAGTGATCTCGCTCTTCAATCGTTCCCTGCCTAATAGAAGAATAAGAAACACCCTTCAAATCGTTTGATAGGCTCGTGTAACTCACGTTAAGGCCCGACGCTATACCGCGCAAGACCGCTTCCTCAAAATCCGCAAAGGCTGATGTTGGGTGCGCTGGGTCTATCATTTTAAAGTCATGCCCAGAAGGTAACTGATAAACGGACGCTGGGGCCATATCAATTACTGGTACATCATCTTCAGTCATACTGTCACCGGCAAATTCATCACCGTCTGGAGTTGTAATGATACCAAACTTTGCAGCCGCCGCTCTAGCTGCAATCAACTCAGCCTCTCGATATCCATGCAGCATTTTAAGGGATGCAATAGCAGGCGCCATAAAAGGTTCGCCGCGCGTCTGAAATGTGCGCTGTGAAATAAAGAGATGCAGCATTTCATCTGCTGATATGCGTTGATGTTTCCTTGAGCTTCTATTTGTGAAGTTAAAGCTGTCATTTGGATGACTGGTCAGAACATAATAAGCCACTGGTTTCTGGTATTGATCGACTTCAACGCCCATACGAATTTCATTGCCATTGTCGGCACGTCCATTTTTATCGTGGTCAATTAAATCAGCTTCAAGAAACTGAATATTAAAGCCATCTCTAAAGTTTCCGGTCATATACTTTACAAAAACCTCGCCATCTCTGGCAAGCGTTTCAGCAACAAATCTTTGACAGTCTAGCCACGACATACGCCCTGTCACTTCGGGATTGCCACACCTTCCCCAAACCTTAAACGCATTTTCTAAAATAGCATTACCAGCAGCATCCAAACCACCGTCGGAGTTAGTGGCTCTTACTTGTACAGTAAAACCTTTTTCGCCAACAACATTTGTACGGATGAGATTTAGAAACCGCTTTGCGTATTCGTTATCTCTAGCAAGCTCCCTACTTCTATTTCTTAAAATAGGTAAGTCTAACTTTAATTCGCTATCTGCTGAGAAGCTAGAACCGACAAAATCGGCAAATAATCTGCCTTGATTTGCACCCGCGTAACTTCTGCGCCTCCGTCTCCGCACAGGTGTTACTGTTGATGTCACTTGATCGCGCCTAAAAATATCGAATAAACCCATTAGATAAACCTCATAAGAGGACTGGAGGAGGTTTTGCGCCCATTCTTGATGTCACGCTTTCGCTGCTCTGTTTTTGCTTCACTCCGATAATAATCACGATGCGCTCTCAGTTCTTCTGGCGACATCTTTGTGATTGATCGACCTGCAATAGAATAGGAACTAAGATCACCGTCTGCTCTGTTTTCCATCACCGCTTCGATCTTATCTAGCATTAATTCTGCGTGGCTTCGTGGGTCAGCAATCTCATCAAGATCGCCTATAATTTTAAGCTCACCAGTTTCAACAACTCTACGAGCGCTGTCACTGTTTCGCAGCATTTCAAGCTGATAACGATAAATGCCAGGCGTGTAGGTTTGAGTGGTGTTTACGCCCAGCGTAAAAAGATAATCATCATCACTTGCGCTTGCCGTTGCGAAGATTTCTGTATTTGTCGAGTTCAGGGATTTCGCAACAAACCTGAGCGTATGAGTTGAGTTATCGTAATCTGTGCCAAGTGTCGTATTTTTGAACAACACAAAGTCACCAACAACTATTTCTTTCGGTACTTCTGTCGGTGCATTGGCGGCTTCAAACAAGTTAGCCATTATTTATATCCCAGAACAAAATTGTTATGACGCGCTATATTACCACGCCGCTTTGGTGGGTTTCGTTGTGATGATATCATATTTTGCGCCTGTTTAGCAAGATTATCAAGATTTAGACCCATTAATTGAAGTGCAGCTAGTGCATATACTCTACAATCAAGCGCCTCATTGCGCTGCCTCACTTTGACCCACTCACGTCTTGGGCGGCCCTTGAAATATCGTGTGACCTTCTTTTCCGATGTCAACATTCTGAAATATTCCTCACTCCGCTCTATTGGGAAATGACAATATCCCGCTCCCTCCTCAGTGATTTTTAGCCTAGCAAATATAAGCTCTTTGGTCGTGTCTGTACCAACAGGAAAAAGATTTATCCGACCGATATTGTTCCTTGATGGCTTGCCAATGATCGGCTTGCCTTCTCCACCAACACCTTTAATAGCGAAAACCCGCTTGCCTGTGCGTTTTTTTACATAGTTATAAACTTGCTGGGTGTAATGTCCCCCACTGTCAATGCAGCTTGTTCTGATTGTCATTTCACCACGCTTAGGATGCACAAATGTCTGACCCAAAACCTCATCAAGCAAAGACCAAAGCTCCGCACTTGATGGATCGCCATAAATTTCATCATAGGCAATCGACCAAGTTTCTTCACCCTTGCCAACACCAAGCACCTCATAAGCAAGTCGATCATCCTGTACGTCAACGCCAGCACATAAAACTAAAACGCCCTCTGGCACATTATCTTCATAATATTCTTTCCGCTCAAATAAATCGTATTCATCTATCCGCTCACCTTCCTCTTCATAGCATTCGCCAAGAGTAGTATTCACCCAAGCTTTAAGGCGCATAGGATCACGCTTTGATTGTAAGAAATCAGTGACAATATCTTCTAGTGGCGTCCAAGGTGAATATAATGCTGAGAGATGAAACCCTGCTGTTTTGCCATCACCTTCAGCCGTAGCTTTCCATTGACCATATCGGATTGCTTGAAACCTTTTTGCATCGCCCCACAAACTGCCACAATGTTCACAACAGTATTCTGCCGTTGAAGCTTTCCCATCTGTCCATTGGACATTTGACCACTTCAAATTTTGACGCTCACCACAATCAGGACATGGCACAAAATACTTTCGTTGATCGCTATGCTCAAACGCACGTTCTATTCTGGATGCACCTTTTTCAGTTGGTGTGCTAACCATAATAATCTTACGGTTCCAAAAAGTAGCGGACCGTTTTCTTGCCAATGCAACAGGGTCGCCTTCCGTGCCAGCAGATATTGGGTATCTGTCAATTTCATCACAAAGAATAATCCGACATGGCCTAGAGGCTAGAGAAGAAGGGCTATTCGCACCGCAAGCAGTAACGTGACCACCCGCAAAAACCTTGTGCAAAGTTGTATTACCGCTATCTCTGGTTCTGGGATTTGCTATCTTAGCCGATAAAACTGGCGTATCTCTAACTGCAGGAGCAAGTCTATCTTTGCTCCAAGTCTGGGCCATTTCCAAAGTCGGCTGAACAACTAGCATGGGAGCTGGGTCTTGATGTATATGAAATCCGACAACATTGTTAATCAATTCAGTCTTACCTATTTGTGCAGCAGTCATAAGCACAACGCTCTCAACTTTAGGATCACTCACAGCATCCATCATGCCTCGTTGATATTCTGCTCTCCGTGTTGACCACTTACCAGCTTCAGCAGAACTCTCAGAAGAAAGTTGTCTGTAATTATCAGCCCATTCAGAAATAGTCAGTTTTGGCGGTGGGGCCATCACTGTCCGTAACGTAGCTTCAAGCTGCCGTTTCAGTTTCGCCGCTTGACGCTTCTTTATTGTATCCGACCAGTTCACTTAAAGCCTCTAAAACTGCGCTTTCTATTATCTCTTGTACTTCTTTCACAGATGCCGCCGCATGAGCTTCAGCAGCGACCTTAGTAGGAGCCGCTAGTAATTTCGTCTTACACTTTCCAAGCTGACTTTCAAACTGTTTGACAATATGTTCAATGTAGACCAAATCACCACGCTCTATTGCGTTTTCCATTTCCTTAGCGTCGGCTTGCTCTTTTGCTAATCTTGCTCTTTCTGCTCCAAGTTCAAGATTGTTGTTATTATTTCCAGCAATATTTCTGATATGCCTTAAATATTGTAATCTCACCGCATCAACGTCATACTTTCCACGATCTTGTCTATCAATCACATCATGCTTTATTAGCCTTGAAAGTACGGATTTATCAATTGCTAGGTGCTTTGCGCAATCATCAAGACTAGCCATCCAACATACCCTTCTTGGCATTGACCCTTAATATTATTTCTGTCGCTGGAAAAAAATCAGGGTCAGAATTACC